GCGAAACTCCCGAACCATTCCCGCGAACGGCGTGCCATCAGCCAGGGCAGATTCGCCGCCGTCGCTGCCACGCTGCTCGACCAGCCAACTCTTGAGCGTGGTAGTGTTCACCGCAATCAAGTCATCCAGCCCGGCGTCCTTCGCCGCCTCGACTACCGCCTCGCGGTTCTCGGTCGGCACGGACACGGAAAAGAACTCCCGCACGAACCACGACTTGCCAGCCGCCCGCACGCCGTCGAGGCCCGACGCGGCCAACTGCTCAACCGCCAGCGACTCGGATTCCTTGAGCGTCGCAGTCACCTTTGACACCTCGGACTCCAGCCGCTTCTTCTCAGCCTGCAACTCCGCGATCCGTTCAAGCATCGCGGACAACTGCCTCGACTGCCCGTGCTGGGCCTCGATCTCGTCGTCGAAAACAGAACTCATGCTACCGCTCCCTTCTGCGTCGTCAGTTTGTGCAGCACCGCCTCGACCACCGATCGACGCTCTCTCAGTGCCGCATACACTTGCTCGTCCACCGTGCCACCGCAAACGAGGTGATAGTAGCGGACGCACCGCGTCTGCCCCGGCCGACGCAGCCGGGCCAGACTTTGCTCGTAGTCGCCGAGGCTGTAGCCCAGGCTGTAGTAGAAGGCGTATGCGGCCCGCGAGCAGTCGATGCCGACGCCGCCCGATTGCATCTGCACGCCGAGGATCACCGCGTCGCCGGCCTGCCAGCGTTCAAGGTCTTTTCTCTCGCCGCTGACCTCTGCGTACTCGCGGCCAAGCGTGCGAGCCGCCGCCGCCACGTCGTCGAGGTCCGACCGAAAACGGCAGAACACGACCACCGGCTCGCACGCCGGCAAGTCCTCCAGCCGGTCGAGGAGTGCCATTCGCTTCGACGGCGTGCCGTCAACCGGAACGACCGTGCTGCTGCCGTCGAGCCGGCAGTACCCGCCCGTCGCCTGCTGGAGCCGCAGGAGCTTTGTCAGGGCGTTCGCCGCCGTGACGGTTCCGGACTCCAGTTCAGCGGTCATCTCGGTTTCCAGCTGCTTGTAGAACCGCCGCGCTTTCGGCGACAGTTCGACCGGGACGGTTTCGTGAATCGCATCCGGCAGGTCGAGGACTTCGTCGGCCGTAACCCGCCACGACCGGGCGTCGAGTTTCGCAGTCAGTTCGTCTTGGTTCCGCCACGCCTTGACCTTGCCGGGGAACCGCAGGTCGCACTCCGCATACCTCGCGCGGAACCGCACGAACGACGTGCCGAACACCGCAGGATCAAGGAACCTGAACTGCCCGTACAGGTCGAGCGGCGAATGCGGCATCGGCGTGCCAGTCAGGCAGAGCCGCCGGGCGTCAGGTTGCCTCGCAGCCAGCCGGGCCAGCCACCGGCTCGCCTTGCCGCCGGGGCTCTTGATCCTGTGCGACTCGTCCAGCACGATGGCGTCCCACGGCACAGCCTCGACCGCGGCAGCGAGGCCCGACCGCCAGACCGACTCGTAGTTCACCGTCGCCACAATCCGCCGCGAACCGGCCGTCCGCACCGCCTGCTTCAGCCGTGCGGCTCGCACCGCCCCCGTGCCGCGGCACAAGTCGAGGAACGACAGCGAGCCGTCCGCTATGCCCAGTGCCAGCATCGCCATGAACGACTTGCCGGTGCCCATGTCGGCCGCGAGCATGCCAGCGTGTCGCTTGGCGAACCACCGGGCCGCGTCGGTCTGATGAGCCCACGCGGTGAAGTCGCCGCGGGCGGTGCCCGCGACGACTCGCTCCCATGAACTCGCCACCGCTTGCGGGCAGCAGAGGAGAACGTGCCGATTCATGCCGCGTCCTCCGTCGTGAGCGTCGCGTGCAGAATCTCGCCGCGCAGGTCGTCGAGTTTGGCCTGCAGCTTGCCGATCGTTCGTGCCAGTGCGTCGGCCGCGTCGGCCTGCGCGGCGGCCTTGGTCAGCCGCCAGCCGCACACCGTAGGGAACGGTGACACCATAGGGAGCAGTGCGCCGCCCAGCCGCACCAGCGGCTGGCCGTCCACCGCGATCGCGCTGACTATGCCCTCGTCGATGAGGTAGTTGACCCCATCGGTGAACATGTATGCCCGGTAAACCTTCGTACCCTCGTCCATGGCCAGTCTCCTACGCGTTGCCGTTCGTTGAAAAAAAGAGCCGGGGGGGCGGGGGAACGGAGGAAACCCGCTCCCCCCGGCGACAGCCGCTTGCGCGGCGTCTGGCGGGGGACTAGACCGCCATCGTCAGTGCGAGTCGCTCGGCCTGAGCGACTCGGTTGTCGTGAAGTGCGCGGACGATCCGCTCCATCTCGGTCGGGCGACCGCGGCGGGTTGCGTCCCACTGCGTGTAGCCCTGCACCGCGTTGAACGCTTCCCAGCCGGTCACGACGAAGTCGGTGCCGATCGAGCCGCGGCCCGTCTTCATCCGCTCCGTGACGAGCCGGCGGAAAATAGCCTCGGTGCGATTCTTGTGGACCGTCATTGACCGCCCCTCGTCGGACTTCGGCTCGCCGTAGATGGCGTTCAGGAACTCAACCATCCGCACCTCGCGGTTCTGCATCTGCTGCACGACCGTGGCGAGGTTGCCCCAGCCGGACTCCAGCGACGCGAACGTGGCAATCAGTTCGTCCATCTGAAGCCGCAGGCCCGACGTGTGCCGGATCGACACGGTCGTTCCCTCGGCCTGCCGGATGATCATCATGTTCCGGCACAGGTCGCGGTACAGCCCGAGGCTGGCCTTGAACGCCTGCCCGCCGTAGCCCGCGTCGATCACGATGCGGGGGAAGATGTTGTCGGCCGTTCCGAACACCGCGATCCGCTGCTCCTTGTTGGGCTGCACCGTGACGTAGTGGCCGTTGTCGAAGTGGCATTTCACTTCGGCCACGCCGTCGAACGCGGTGCCAGCCGCCTCGACCAGAGCCAGTACGTCGTCGGTCGTGTGCGCCTCGTAGCGGTCGCTGACCGAGCCGTATCCGACCGCCGTGCCGGTGTCGGACTTGAACAGTCCGTAGAACGGCGTCCGCATCCCCTCCGGCCCGCAGAGCGGGAACTTGTCCACCGAGAAATTGAAGGCCGCGCGAACCTTGTCGGCCACGTTCGTCGAAATCATCGTCGTCATCTGAGAGTCCTCCGTTGTTATCGAACCTAAACAATCAGTCCAGCGGCACGGCCAACGCGGCCGGGCCGCAAGTCGGTCACCCAGCCACAATCTCCTCGACCACCAGCCCCTCCTGCTGCCGGATCACGGCACACAGGTTTTCGATCAGCGTCAGGGTTGCGTCCACGTTAGCCGGGTTGTCGCCCACCTTCGTCGTGAGCCGCGTCCGCATATCGTCGCGACCCAGGAAGTTGATCGCGTCCTTGATCTTCTTGAAGTCCATCTTGCTTGCGGGGGTCATCGTCGTGTCTCCGTTTGGGGTGTTGTGAGGAAGTCCGAACAATCAGCCGTCGATCCGCTTGAGGGTGGAGTGCGTGTCGAGCAGCGTCTCAAGCCGGGCGGCGATGCGGCCGACCTCCATAGCCGAATTAGCAAGGTTGTTGGCTGGGCAGGTCATGCTCCAGCCGCGCTCCCGAGCCACCTTCAACTCGTCGGCCATCCGAAGGCAGAAGTCCACCGCAGCGTCGAACTGCTTCTGGCACTCGTCCACGTTCGCCTTGGCCCGCATCGTCTCAAACTGAATCGCGTTCATCGTTCGTTCTCCGTTTCGTTGTCCGTGCCGCGGTGTCCGCCGCGTCATGCCCTCATTATATCGTATCGGTTCCGGCTGTCAATAGACTTTCCCAAAATATTTTTTCCCTCGTTTTTCCCGGTGTTTTCGGGGTTTTCATCGGACCACCCCCAAGGCCGCGTCGGCCCACCGCAGGGTCGCCCGGCCCAGCCCGGCCAGCCGCCCCTCCGGCTCGGGGGCCGGTGGCGGTGCCCACGCGTACACCTGCGGCTGCGGTGCCAGCCGGGCGGCAAGGTCGATCACCGCCAGCCGGTGCCGCACCTCCACGATGAGCGCGGCGGCAACGGCCATCACGACCACCACGCACGCGGTGCGGACGATGTCGCGGATCATGCCACCACCTCCTGCTGCGTCGGCCACCAGTACGGAAGGTCGGCGGGCTCCTGCCATCCGAACTGCCCGTAGTGCGAGGCATCCTTGCGAAGCAAGTTGCTGCGATGCGATGCGTGCAGCCGGTCGTAGCCGAGCCAGTTGGGCGAGTGGTGCCACCGGCTGTTTGACAACAGCCGGCCGCACACAGCACGGAATTGATCCCGCAGCGTGTCCTTGAATCCGCGTTGCCGCCACACGATGCACATGATCTCGGCGTACTCCGCGAGTGGCAGTTCGTGACCACGCCACATGCGGACGGCGGGATGATTCCGCCACTGCGATGCCGGGTTGCCGCGATGCTCGCCGACATCGACGCCGAGCGTGAGCAGAATCTGCTTGCACTCGACGCGCTGTTTGCCGAGCCGCCGATTGTCGAGGCACCGGGCCGATGCCCATGTGTTGGGATAGGGGAGAAAGGTTTGCACGGTGTCACCCGTTGTCCGTGTTGCAGTTCTTGTTCAGCCACGCCGCGAGGCCGAGTCTCGTCTTCGGAACCTCGACCACGTCGAAGTGTGCGTTGTCGGCAATCCGCTTACGACGAGCAAAGGCCATCGCCTTATTCCACGTCGTGAACCACTCCTGCCGGTTGCCCATGTCGGGGCAGTTCCAGCAGACGCGGTGGAGGGTGGTGCTGCTCATCGTGCGTCCTCCTGCCAGTGTCGAATCATCTCGCGAGCTTGCTCGCGGGTGTCGTACTCCGCGATGAGCCACTCGTACCCCGTGGCTGGGTTGCCGCCCCACACTTCAAACCACCGCTCGCCCGGGCGGCGAGGGTCGAGCGTCTCGACGATCCGGTAGGTAACCGCGTGTGTGACAGTCATTTCTGCACCTCACCCGTGCGATTCTTGGCGATGCGTGTGTATTCGTTGCGGCGGCGTTCGCAGAACCGACACTGAACAATCACCCGGTCCCGCTCGCCTTCTCTCAGCACGATCTTTTCGACCTCCCTGCCGCCGCAGGTTCGGCACTTCACGATGCCGCTCATGACTGCACCCCCGCCCGCGATGCCGCGAGCCGCTCGGCGTGGTCCTGCCCCACCTTGATCGCATCGCCATCGAGGATCGAATCGTAGGAGTACGGCCACGGAGAGTTGCCGTCGCCGTACCGCTGGTCAACGATTGCGTCGCCCAGCGCCGTCATGGTGCTGGGCATCAGCCCGGCAATCTCCTCGGTGGTGAACCCGATGTCGTGCAACGCGGTGCAGCAGGCAGTCGCCGCCAGCCACGTCGCGTGCGTCAGTCGGTCGTGTATGTCGTTCCGTTTCATCGTTCTGCCTCCGTTGTTGGTAGTCCCGAACAATCAGCCCTTCGCAATGCGGACACCCCGGCGACAAGCCGCTCGCGAACCGCCTGCACCACCATCTCGACCGCCGCCTCGCGGCCCGTGTACGACGAGCCGAGGTACTTGCTCTCCCAACCCGTGCCGTGGAACGCTTTCCACGGCATCCCGCGTCCTGGCTCCTTCTCTAGCAGCCCCAAGATGCGGCCACCGTCCTTGACCAGATAGCAGCACGACTTGCCGCTGCGATCCACAAGCCACGCTTCGCGTGGATTCAGCTTCTCGACGGTCATTCTTGGTCCCCCCCGTTGATGTTCCGGCCGGTGTCGTCCAGCACGTACCACTCGTCGCCGTCGTAGTACGTCGCCGCGTAGGCGTTCGCCCCGGCGTCATCGGCCGCCATGAACGAATCCACCACGTCGAACTCGCCGTTGCCCATCGCGTATGCGATGCGGTACTCGCGGGCCTGCAAGTCGAGCAAGGTCAATGCGCCCTCCACAGTCATCTTGACCATCGTCGTGTCCTCCAGTGTTGGTAATCCCGAACAATCATCCCTGCCGTCGAGCGGCGACGGCTCCGTAGTAGTTCACCTTGCGGCGGTACTTGCCGACCTTCGTCCTTGCCATCTTGAGCCGCCGCTCCCAGGCCACGAGCAGTTCCGCCGCACGCGCCGCCCGTCGATCCACGACGCTCGGCTTTGGCTTCGCCGGTCGCTGCGGCTTCTCGCGGAGCCAATCGGCCAGCAGCGTCTCGCGGGACTCGCGGAAGGCGAGCAACGCCCGCCAATCGACAGCCCGCACTCGCGGTTCGTGGTTGAGCCTCGCCCGCTCCTCCCAGCTGCGGGCGACCGCGTAGCACCGGGCGTGTTCCAGTTCGTGGGCGAGGATCGCCACGAACAACTCCCATTCGTCGTTCGCCGCGCGGCCCGCCTGCCGCTCCGCGATGTTGTTCGCCATGCAGGCGGGGTAGTACTTGTCGCTGCCCATCTTCGGCAGCAGCACTTGAACCCTCCGGTCGGCGTGGTGGTACCACCCGCCCCAGCCGTTCGCCCGGCCCCGGCGGTAGCCGACCTCGACGGTCAGCGTTCGCAGTACCTTCGCCTCCATGCCGAGATGCTTCGCCGCCCAGCGGGCCGCTCGCCGCACAACGTGCGCCTGGTAGCCGGGGTGGTTCGTGGTGATCTTCATGACTGCACCTCCGCAACACGCTCGGCCTTCATGTAAAACCCGTACACGCTCGCCGACTTCGCCACCTTGTCGGCCTCGCTACCCCACCGCCGCCATGCGGCGCGGGCCAGCCGGTCGGTGAACGTCAGGTCTTCGGTCGCGTAGAAGCGCGTTCCGTTGTGAACGCAGGTCGCAACCCAGCCGCTCATGAACTTGTCCGTTGCTTCGTAGTCCATCGTCCCGTCCTCCGTTTTGTTTGTTTTGAATGGTCAACCCGGCATGCGCCGCTGCAAGTCCTCAATCTTTCCGATGATCGTCCCGAGCCTTCTCGCCAGCCCGCGGTCGCAGGCCTCAAGGTGTGATAGAACTCGCATCAGCCGATCCTTCGGCATCCGCAGTTCGTCCTTCAGTTCCGCGAGCCGCTTCGTGTCTCCGCTCTGCCTCATCGCATCGTCCTCCGTTTTGTTGGTCCCGAACAATCAGCACCGAACGTCGAATCCCTTGACACCGTTGACCGTCGCCTCGGTGATGCCACCGAGCAGGGCACCATCGAAGCATCCGCCGTTGACCGTCTCGCCCTCAACCGACTTGGCGACCTTGCGAGCCGCCAGCATCGTGGTCACGACGATCCGGTCGTAGCAGATGCCGCTGTTGTAGAACAGCACCTCGTCGGCCTTTAGGCCGAACCTCTTCGCCCCGGCCCGGCGATCGTCCTCAAATCGCTGGCGGTGATACGCCTCCCGCTCGCCATCCGTCATGTCGCATGGAAACTTGAATGCCATCGTCCCGTCCTCCGTTGAAGTCCCATCGCCCCGACCGCGCTGCGGAACGCCCGCAGCACGGGTGTCCGAACAATCACTTGCACCAGTAGTCGCAGGAAATCTTCAGTGCCACGTCCCACGTGTACCCGTAGGTGCGTTGCAGGTGACGGGCCTCGTCGATTCCGCTGTCCCAAAATCCGCTTCGCCGCAGGTCAGCCAGCATCGCGGCCACCTTCTTCTCGATCCATTCGCTGTTGCCGGTCATCGTCGTGTCTCCGTAGTCTTGAGTCCGTGGAACCCCGCCGCACTGTGCGGCGGGGTTGAGGTAGCCGGGCGATCAGCGGTTCCACCCGCTGCCGGTTTCGTCATCGGCGGCCCAGCGGACAACCGACATGCGGTTCGAATTGCGAAATCCACTTGCCGACAAGAACCACCGGCTGCCTCGCTGGTAGGCGGCGTAGCAGCCGATCAGATGCTCCTTCGCGCCGGTCGGGAAGCGAACGACAACGGAGTTGATCGGGCGATCCGTGGCAGGCAGCCAGTTGTGCGAAGGCGACAACCGCTGCAACGTCACGGTCTTGGTGACGCCGCCAATCGTGATCTCGGCCTCGGTCTGCTCTACCGTGTAGGTGCGGGACGGGTCATCGTGAAACTGCTTAGTGACCTGAGTGATCGTCATCGTTCGTTCTCCGTTGTTGGCGTCTCGCGGTGTCCGCCGCGTTGACCCCTGAATCATCCCACAAAGGATATCGGCTGTCAATAGGGGGGCGGTAAAATATTTTTTGTGCGTTTTCGCCGGGGAAAACGGGGGGTCAGGGTTTTGGGGGCGGGGCCACCCCGTCCAGCCGCACCTCGGCGTCGGTCTCGATCCAGACCCTCGCCCCGCAGGACAGCGGGCGGCAGGGAGAGTAGACGACGCGGCTCGGCCCCAGCACCTCGACCGCCCGGCAGTAGGTGTTCGTGCGGCCCCGCTTGACCGTCAGCGGCGGATCGTCGGTGCCGGCCCGCTTGTTGCGGCGGATCACGTGCTGATTGACGTGGATACGGGTGCGGGGCATGCCCTCCAGCATCGCCGCCGCGTCAAATCCCCTACCCTATATGGGCCAATTTCACTCTCGGTGTCCCCCAAAAAATCGAGACTGATCGGTGCCGAGAAAAAAAGCATCGGCAAAACAGGTTTTCGCGGGCGTTTTCTCGGCACGCAAAACCGATGCGGCGCAAGGGTTTGCGCGACGCTGCCGGGAAAACCGGGACGTTCAGAATCGTTTTCGGGCACCCTGAAATTTCCCTATATAGATAAGGGGATTCAGGATCGCCGCTTCGCCGGCTTCAGTTTCTTGCCCCGCGTGGCGATCCAGACCGGGTTGCCAGCCGTCGCGTGAATAAACGGCTGGAGTTTCGGCAAGTCGGTCGTAGCCAAGGCGGCCAGCCGCCCGTCCTCCACGAACACCCCGATTCCGGTACGCCGAGCCACGCGGCTGACCGTGACCGGTGCCACGCCGAGCCGCTTCGCCGCTTCCTGACCGCTGATGTACACCACTGCATCATCTCCCTGCATAGCCGTTCGCCTCCATTCGTAGCACCGGTTCACGCAGAAAGCAACTGGATCATCCGAGTTTCGATCGCGCCCGGTCAGGCAGTCTCTCGCTCCGCTCTCGGATGCACGCCGGCCAAGCCCACGGCCCGCTCCAGCCCACGCCAGAATCCCAACGCAGACAGCAGCGGATTCATCAAGTCGCTCATGACGCAGAAGTCGGTACTGAACGGCGATTGATGGTGGACCGCATGCCCGTCTGGCGACGAGATCAGGCCGATGAGTTGCAGCCCCCGTATCGGGCGTGAGCATCGCTGGTGTGCCCAGCCGTGAACCTCGTTGGCCTGGCTGGAGAACGCCGCCACAAGGGCGAGCCAGTGTTGCCCCGCCGCCAGGGCGGCGATCGCAATGACGACCGCGGGCAGGATCGTAGTCCAGTTGCGTTGCCAGTAGCCGCCGGCCAGAAACGCCCGCGGCTCGGAGTGGTGCCGGATGTTGGGCTCCACGACGTGCCGCCCCAGCACCGGCCACGCGGGGTCGCCATAGCGGTCCTCCCACCAATGGACGATGCCCGTGGCAACGTCGGCGGCGAGCCACGCCGAGACGACGTACAGAGCGATCATGCGTCCTGCGTCCTCATCTATCCGGCCAGCACTCGTTGCCATCAGCCCGCAGGCCGCCGATGAATTCGTCCGAGACGTAAGGCCCACTCGGGTCGTCGCCCCAGCGGCAGGTGTGCTGCTCACGCCTCGCTCGCTCAACGGCGAGCGTCCCCTTGACCCGCGACAACTCCTTGAGCAGCCGCATGACGTGGGCCGCGAGCGTGCCCGAGGTGCCGGTGTACGCGCCGCTGAACCGGCGGGCGTCCTGCTCGCACTGCTGGAGGTAGGCGTCGGAAAGCGGCTCAGGCACGTCGGCACTCCTGGTGGCAGGCCGCGTAGCCAGCGATGTCGATGGCAGCGTCGTCGGTCGCCGCTGGCCCCATCTGGCGGGCGATCTTGTCGAGCACCATGACGAGAGCCCAGTCCGCCGAGGTGAACGTCGTGCCGAACGCTGCGTTGACGAGCGACGCCGTGCGGCCAAAATGTTCGACCGGCGGCCCGTACTTCGTGTGCCGGTCGCGGACCGCGGCGATCGCGTCCCGCAGCGTCTGCTCTGCCGGCGTGACGGGGCGGAACCCCGGCTCCCACTCGGCGTAGGTGTCGCTCAGTGCGTAGGACTCACGGGCGGCCTCGACGTGCTTCGCTGCGGCCTTCATCGTCGCCGCGTCGTATTGCGTATCCTCGGTACTTGCGGCGATGTGCCGAGGTTCCGTCAACGGCTGGTATCCCGCCATCTTGTGGTCATCCTTTGGCGTGGCGTCGAGCCGCTCGCGGACGGCTGCTCGTAGTGCGGCGTTGGATTCGTCGAGTGTCGTCATGCTTGCTCCTCAGGTCGCCGTCGCAAAACAGCGGGTAAGCCTTGGTCACCTCGTTGCGGCCGTGGTCAATCACGACGAGCCCTTGGCAGGGGCGGTCGTGAGCGCCGGCCTTGATGAAAGTAGAGTACGCGGAGTGTCCAATCACCGAGCCGTTGCTCACGTACCGGCCGCCACGCAGCCAGCCCCACGTGTGGTAGTGCCCGAAAATAGTCAGGTCCGCGCGGCGGCTGGCATCCCACGCGGCGATCGCCTTGGTGGCCGGCAAGGCCAAACCGTAGACGCCCTGCGAGTAGCGGATGCTGTGGCCGTGGGTCGTTCGCAGCACGAAGCCGTCGAGGTCAACGTACCCAAGGTGGCCGGATGCAATCTGCCACTCCACGTTCCGATTTCGCTCCTCACGCTGGAGCGTGTGGTAGAGCATCTGCTCCCACGAATGATCCAGTTCGGTTGCGATGCGGAGCTTCTCGGTAGACCGCCCGTGATTGCCGGCGTTCGTGCAGACAACGACTGAATCCACGTTCGCGGCTATGGCGTCGATCATGCCCCGCAGCCGCGTGCCGATCCACCGCGTCGCGTTCGGTGGCGAGAGTTGTGCCACCTCAACGCAGTCGGGGTGGATATGCCCGGTAATGAAGTCGCCGCCCAGCCAGATTGCGATGCGGCGGATGTCGGCCAAGTGCCGTTCGTGGGCGAGCATGGCAAACAGTCGGCCCTCCAATTCGGCAAGCCGTCGCTCGCACACCTCCAGCGAGTAGTCGTTGACGCCGTTGACAGTCGCCGGGTCCACGCGCTCTTCGCAGTGAACGTCGGACAGCATGAAAACCATCGTCGCAGCGTGCCGCTTCGACGACCTGCGCGGCCCGGCGGCTCGGCGTGCCGGCTGCGTCAGGCCGCGCAGGGTGGTCAGCGAGTCGGCCCGCTCACGCTCGCGGTCGATCTGAGCAAGGGCCGCCTTGTACCGCCCTTTGAGGCCAGCCACCTCCGACCGCAGCCGAGCAAGTTCGGCGTCGGTTGCCAGCCGGCCGGCGTCATCGGCACGATCCTCGGCAGCATCGGCGAGTGGTTTCTTCATGTCTGCCCCAGCCATACGCAGAGGACAGATTCCCCGGCGGTCGCCCAACCGCGAGCCTTGGCCTCGGCGATCAGTGCCTTGGCGAAGGCGGTTTTCTGGTGCCGCGTGCGGTCGAACCGCCGCCTCGCTTCAAGGAATTCGGCCTGCGCGTCTGGCGGCAGTTTTTGGAACCAACTGGTGTAGCCCGGTCGTGCGTTTTGCACCGTCGCCTCGACCGACTCGGCGAGACTTCTTGGGGGCTTGGTCCTTGCCATGCTTCGCTCCTCTTCTCAGCACCACGTTGCCATCGTCGTCAGGGATCGGGTTTGGGCCTTCGTCGTCCGCGTCATCAGCGTCAACCGGGTCGAACTTCTTCATGGCTGCTCCATTCCGTAGAAGCGGGCCGCCGCGCGGATCGCCGCGCGAGCGTGCCGCTGCACGGTAACGCCGGCTTCATTCAGCCACGACTGCCGGCCTGAGCATCCGCAGTCCTTCCCGAAGATTGCGGATACCCGCTCCTTCGTAATGCCGACGGCCGACAGTCCCGCAGCGACGGCGTCACCCAGCATGACCGGCGGCGGCTCCGGTACGGGCCGGCAGATTCTGTGCGTGTTCGCGTGCCGCGCGCGGTAGCCGCACGCGGGGCAGACGAGGCCGGCAGAAAAGTCGCACTCGCTCATAGTATCGTCAGCGTGTTCGTGTCGTTGTTGAACTGCGGAAAGTCGATAGTGATTACCGTCCCGCTGGGATCGCAGAGGTCCGATTCGCACGCCGTGCAGACCGATTGCGTCATTCGCCGCCCCGGCCATTTGTCGGGGATGTCGATCGTCGGCGGGAAGTCGATATCGTAGGTGGTTCCGCCTGTGAGGATTACAGAAAAGTAACTGTAGAACGCCTCGAAACCCGCGATGACTTTATTCCGCTCCGTATCGCCGGCTTCATACGCGTCGGCGATCAGAGCGCCGGCGGCCGGCATGCTGTCGATAAAGTCACTCGTCAGGTAAGAATTGTTCGACGAGTTCCAGAAACTAACCTGTGCGACTATGTAACACTTCGTCGAGCAGTCCACGCCGCAGTGTGAGATGTAATCCTGTGAGTTGAGTTGCGTGCCAGGAAACGGGTCTTCCGCGCGTGCATTCGGCACGCCGCCGCCGACCCCCGTCGGCCACGGGGCTTTTACGGTCTGCCGCGGCGCGAAGTCATAGGCATCGTTTACGGCGGCATTTTCCCAGCCACGCACAGACCATGAATCGCTCGTTTCGTCTGGGTCCGGTTTGTATGTGCCGCTGGGCGTCCCCCAGCCTCCGCAATGCTGATACTGCACGCGCAGGGTTACCCGCCGGCCCAAGTTGCCCCCGACCAACTCAAGCGGAGACGAATACGTCCACGCCGCAGAGGAGGGGGTGTCGGCGTATGTCCCGGCAGCACCGAGCGACAGGACGTAAGTCCCATCGGCGCTCGGCTGGGTATTGCTTTCCAGCTCGACCTCGATCTCGGCCGGCATCGTGCCGCTGGTGCAGCACCGCGAACACGGACCAACTATCGCCGCGGCCGTGTACGTTCCTCCAGGCACTACGGTCGCGACGCGCTCGCCGGCTTCCAGTTCCAGCGTGTCGCCCGACGATGCGCCAGTTGGCAAGAGCGTTGAACAGTCGTCGATGAACGTCGTCGCGGTCCACGTTGTCGCGCAGGTTTCGCCGTCGCTTGCAACGTCGCCGCTGTATGTCGTGAGCGTTGCGTGCTGCCGGCCGTAGTTAGCCGAGGTCGCCGGGATTATTAGCTCGATGCGCGTGAGACCGAGACCCTCGCACCGTTCGTAGAGGAATTTGCAAGGGTCGGAAGGGTTCCGCCGCAAAACGAACGCCTTGCCGGCGAATATGGATTTGCAGCACCGTTTCCCGATGTTGAGGACGCGGTAATTGTGGTCGCATCCGCCATCGTCGATCGTGACGGAGGTCACTTGGCCGAACGTCGCGCTATACGGGTCGTCGTCCACGACCGGCGTCAGACTTGGCGTGCAGGAGTTGGCCCCTCCATCCTCGACCGTGGTTGATGCCGAACTGAGCGCTGCGACATACGGATCAGCCGTCTTGTCCTCGCGGTGATAGGAACCGCCAGCGGTAACGGTGACGCCGTAGGCCGGGCCGGTGTTTGCGTAGACGGAGCCGCCATCGGTGACTGTCACTGACTGAATGATGCCGCGGTCACGGTAATACACCGCGTTGTCGTAGCCAGACACACTCGCGATCGCGCCGCCCGACAGCGTATAGCCCAGCTCGATGTCGCTGGCGTCGCCATCAGGCCACAAGCCAAACCGCGTTCCGGCGTTGGGCTTGAGCAGGACCGTGCCGCCAGTCGAGTAGCCCGAACCGCCGTTGGTCACGGTGATGTTCGTGATGTACCAATAGCCCGGGAACTCCCCATCTTCTTCGTAAGTGATTGAAAACGCCGCCCCGATTCCGCCGGCCCCGGAGGCATCGACTGCGTGCGACGCCTGCTCAAGCGTGCCGACTGTGGCAGCCGGTGCGGCAACGGTGGTCGTGCCTGCGCTGGCGAACGTCACCCCACCTTCGTTCGTGTAGCCCGTGCCGCCAGCCGACACGCTCACGCCAGATACGGCCCAGGTCGGCGGCGACCCGGACTGCGACAGCGAAACACTCAGGGACGCCCCATTGCCGCCCGGGGCCGTGGCCGTGATCGTCGGCTCGCTACGGGCGACGACCGTCGCCGAGGCCTTCGTCGTCGTCGTGTCGCCCGCCGCGGCCGTGATCGTCAGCGACGACCCGTCAACGTAGCCGCTGCCGCCGCTGGCCGTCGCGCTGTCGAGCGTCCAGACGGCCGGCGTCCCGCTGCTGGTGAGCGTCGGCGCGAACGTCGCGCCGACGCCGCCGCCGCCGGAGAGCGTCAGCGTCGGGGCGACGCGGCCGATCAGGGCATACCCGGAGCCGCCGTCGAGGATGTCGATTTTCGTGATCACGCCGGCCACCGTCTCGTTGACGCGGACGGACGGACGGACGGCCCCGGCGGCCCAGTCAGTGATCGTGCTGATGCTGATCCGGTGCCGGTATGCGCCCAGCATCTCGTCGTCCCACGCCGGGAATGTCACGGTGACCGTATCGGGCAGAGTGCCGGCCGGGCAGTTTTCGCACGGGGCGTTGCCGCACGCGCAGCAGGACGGCAGCAGGATGCCAACCGGGTACATTCCCAGTGCAAGTAGCAGGATCGCCCACGCGGCGAACGGGGCCGGGTCTGCCTGCACGATAACGGCAAGGACTTCAAACACGATCAGCACTCCGCCGAAATGAGGTACCACGCGTTCAGCGGTCCGAGGCCGAGCATCACCCACTTGCTGGACGACACGTCGGCGAACTTGTTGACCGCTCCAGCCTGCGTCCCCGTCTGCGTCTCACTACCCGCCGTCCCTCCCGCGTAAACGTCAATCGTAGCGGTCGTGCCTTTCGACCACGCGGCAGTCGTCTTGCCGAGTTTCATGAACACGGCGTCAGCGGGCAGCGGAAGCGGACGCTTGAACGTCAGAGGCGTGCCGTTCCGCTCGCCGGCCTCAAAGCCGCGCACTGCCGCGGCGATTCGCTCGGCGGCGCTCGGCACGAATGTCACGCGGTCGGCCACGCGTCAATCCTCAAAGATGGTGATGAGCAGCCGGGCGTCGTTGGCGTTGGCCTTGGCGGCGTAATTGCCGGGCGACATGCGGAACAGGTTCATCTCGCCCGGCTCCAGCCGCACGCTTTCAAAAAGCGTCGTACCGCTGAGGCGGCCGAACGAGACGATCGTGGTGCCAGTCGTGTCGGTGACAAGCGACCGGGCAACGCACAACCCAAGCGTCGTCATCGTCACGGTCGAGATTTGCTCGGTGGCCGTGGCAAGGTCGAGCGTCACGCTCATCAGGCCGTTGATCGCCATGCTCGACGTCTGCGCCGTAGCGGCGTACGACTGCTGCAAGCCGTCTTTGTCGAGCGTCACTCGGATGGAATACAAGAGGTCGGGCACGGTGCTCTCCTATGAGGTGGCTGGTGGGGTTCCAAAGTACGTGGACATGGTGACTCGCTTGTAGATGCGTCGCGTCAAAACCGCAGGCAGACCGCTTGAGATACCACCGGAGCCGTTGAGCGCGATCGGGTTCGCGCTGGCAATCTTCTGGCCGTTTTCGTCCGTGACGAAAGCCCGTTTCTTCACGCCGGCCGCAATGTAGTTGAAGCCAACGTCTGGCAGGAGCAAGTTCCACCCGGTCTGGCGGCAAAGCAGTTCGGCCTTGATCTTCCAGTACTGCACTTCGATCTGCGGGGGGCTACCGGTCTGGTCCGCGTTCGGCACCTTGATCGTCTCGACAGCCTGCTCGCCGCTGATGCCTTGAACCTTCACGCAGTCCTGCGCGAACCCAAGGTACGTTTCGTCGTTCAGGCAGTTCGTTACCGCAGCGGCGATGGCCGACGGAAAATACTGGCGGTTGGATTCGATGATGATTTTCTGTTGAGCCTCATCGACCGTCAGCCCCTCGAAAAAGTCGTTCGCAGAATTGACCAACGGCTTCTGTGTACTGCCGTCGTAGTACGCCAAGGCCGGGACGGCGACGCCCTGCGTCTGAAACGTCCACTTCGCCGGTCGCTCCCAGGGCAGTTTCGTGTCGTCGTTCTCGGAGTCCTTCTTGGCGTACTCCTCGTAGTCCGCGACGACCTCAACGTGATACCGCGACTCCTCGTAGCCCTCGTTGACCTCGATGTTGGAGCATGTGATGTCCAACTTCTCGGGGTGCGACACGCCGTGATACAAGCCGAGCGTATCAAGGATCGCAGCCGACGAGGTGTCCGGTGTGTTGAGCGTGACGACGAACGTCCGCTTCATTTTCGGCAGTTCGCCGATCTTGTGCGTGTTGACTCGGGGAAGTTCTCGCCAGTTGTAGACGCTCATCCAACCCCCGCGAGTATGTCAACCTTGGTGGCTTCCAGTTTCTTGATGTCCTCGCGGAGCTTCTGAAGTTCCTTCGTTTGCTTCTTGGCTTCCGAAAGCGCGGGGTCTTCCTGAAGCGTGGCAAAGAACTGGCCGATACCGCCGTCGCGGAGGTCGTTGATCTTGATTGCCCCGGTGCGGGCGTCCGCGAGTTCCTTGATCCGCTCCATATCGATCTCAAACTGCCGCTCGGCGAGCGCCGTGTTCTTCTCCGCGACCTGCTCGTTGACCTTGCGGATCGCTTCCTGCTGCTTCGCGATGTTCGCCAGCGTTTCGTCGCGGAGTTTCTCCTCAAGTTCCCGCTGCTTCTCTCGCTCCGCGGCCGCGCCGCTGGCAACGTCCCGCTCCTTGGCAGCGACTTGATCCAGCGTCGCCAGCCGCTGCGTGGCGGCGTCGAGTGCCTTCTGATCGCCGGCCTCGCGGGCACGCTGCTGCTCCGCTTCGATGCGGGCGATCTCGTTTTCAATCGACAAAAGATTCTCGGCCGCCTTGGCCCGCTCCGCAGACCCGCCGAAGTTCTGGTCGATGTTCTGCTGCCGCGAGTAGGCGTCGATGATTCCCTGGACGTTGTCCGCTTCTGCCTTGGCCCGCCGTTCCGACTCATCGGCCGCGCCCTTGATCACTTCGATCTGCTGCTGGTACGCCGCGTTCGCCTTCTGCACTTCCTTTTCGTAGGCCGCTTCGTTGAGGATGCCGTCGTCGGCTTGCTGCTGCAACGCGGCGACCGCTTCTTGGAACTGCAAAGCCGCGTCGAACCCTGCCTGCCCGAACTTCGCCGACTCGTCGATGGCCTTGCTGACCAGTTCGCGAGTCTTCTCGACCGCCTTCTCGTAGTCGTTGAACCATTCCGGCGGTCCAACTTCCACGGCCTGTGATACCGATTCACCGGCCGCGTCGGCCGCGGCCTTGATGCCGAGGAACTGCTCGGCAATCGCCAGTAGCCGTCCCACCGTGCCGCCGATGGCGCTGGAAATGGCACCAAACACGCTGGAGATAGACCCGAAAACGGCTGTGATCGTGCTGCCGATGGCGTCGAGCAGCGGGCCTTGTGAGATGAACGATCCGACCTTCTCGACAAAGCCCGCCACGAACTCGCCGGCACGCTGAAACGCGGTCACGATGACAGTCACGATGCGGCCGATCGTGTCTCCAATCGCACCGATGTTCGCCGCGACTTGCCCGAGCGGAGTGAACGAGACGACCCACTTGACCGTCTCGACGCTGGCGTTCGTCAGCGACGTGACAACGCCCTTGAACAAGTCGAGTAGCGGCTCGACGGCCGTGAATACGGCATCGACCACCGCAGCAAACGGTTCAAACACCGCCCCAATGATCTGCCCGAGGCCGCCGATTACGGTGCCGAGCACCTCAAAGTTGCGGCCAATCTGCGTGAGCAGCGGCTGGAGTATCTTCCCGATGGGGTCCACGATCCGCGTGATGCCGCCGGTGACCTGCGCGAGTGCCCTCGCGATTCCTTCCCCCAGTCCGGCGAACGGCAAGAGCAAGGATTGCCCCAGCCCTTGCGTTGCCACGCCGAGCCGGTCTACTCCCGCCCCGAAGTCGTCGATGCGCTGCCGGTCGATGCCAGTGAGTGCCCGGCCGACTTCCTCGATGTCTTGTGCGGAGCCGTTGAGGTTGCGGAAGAACGGCAGCATGTCGGCACCGGCCTTGCCGAACAGCGCCATCGCGGTCGCGGTGCGGCGTGCCGGGTCTTCGATCTGCGACATTTTCTCGGCGATGAGGCGGTACTGCTCCTCCGGCTCCAGCGATTGAATGTCGGCGGCAGCAACTCCGAGTTCGTCCAGCGCCTTCCTTGCCGCCTTGCTCTCCTCGTCCACACCGAGGACGTTCTTTTGCAGTCGCCCAAACGCGGCACTGACCGCGTCGATACTGGTGCCGCTGCGGCGGGCGGATTCCTCCAACGTCTGAATGAACTGAAACGAAACGCCGAGTTTGTCTGCCGTGTTGCCCAGTTTTTCGACGCGGTCCTCCAACTGGAGCAAGCCGTTGGTCACGGCCGTAGCCGCCGCCCCGAAGCCGAGGATCGCTGCGGCACCGACGGTGAACTTATTGATGAGTGGCGTGATCGACGCCCCGAGTGACGTGAACCCCTGCTGAATCCCACCGGAAAACACCCGCCCCAGCCCCTCGCCGGCGCTGGTGATTCCGCTGATTCGCCCGGCGATGCTGCCAATCGGACCGGGCAGAGCCGAGAACACGCCCGAGAGTTCGTTGAACTTGAGCGTCGCCTTCTCCCCCGAGTCGGCGATCTTGTCGAGCCGCGGCGGAAGCCCGGCCGCGGCTCGCTCCGCGTCGGTCAGTTTCTTCGCTGCTGCCTCGACGGCTCGGTTGTAGGTCTCCTGCGTAATGCGGCCGGCGTCGAGTTGCGCCCGCAGGTCGGTCTGCGACCGGGCAAACCGCTCGGCCTCGCTGCGGTTCTGCTCCGTGATCTGCGCCGCCCGCTCAAATGCCGCCGCTTCCTCTTCGGCCGCCGCCGACAGCCGCTCCATCTCGATAGCGAACTGCGTGGCTCCGATCTTCCCGTCACGCAAAGCGTCGATGAGGTCTTGCGACCTGTCCGCGAATCGTTTCTGAGCCTCCCCCGCCGCCGACGACTCGCCGGCGAACTTGGCGAACTGCCCTGACAGGGCGTCGGACTGGTCGCCGAGCCGCTGAAGCGCACGCTGCACCGGGTCGAGCTTCAAGCCCGACGCGTCAGCCGTGACCTTCAGCGCCAGTGAAAGGACGTTTGCCATGACTTACTCAACGATGCCCAGTTGTCGTCGCAGTTCCAGAATCGCCGACAAGTCCTGCGACGCGTGCTGCGGCGGTTTTTCCACGGGGACAAACGAATCGGGCTTGAGCGTCTCCTTGCAGTGCGGGGCCAACATCGACGTGGCGACGAGCGAAGTCTGACGCCACGGGTCGGGTAGCGGGCAGAAGTAGCGGTCGAGTGCAATCCATTCCGAAAACTCCCGGCTGTCCATCCGCTCTCCGAGTTCGCGAGCGGTCATGTGCAGGGTGGCAGCAAGCCGCAACATGAACCGCCGCGTTGGAGAGACGTTCAGGATTTTCCCAGTTCCACCACGTCCTTCTCGCTCATCGCGTTGTGGGCCGATGCCTTGTCGAACAGCCGCCCGAGGACCGCGCCGCTCTTGGCCGCGAGTGCCTCGACCTGCTCGTTGGTAAACAGCAGCGCCCCGCTCTCGTCGCACAGCACCCGCTGAAGGTACTTCGTGCGGAAGTTGGCGATGCCGGTTTCCTTCTTGCCGATCCACAGCCGCTCGTAGTCGTCACGCTCTCCGACGCTCATGACGCGGATGAAAACGTCGCCGCCCCATTCAGGCACGGCAACCTTGAGCAGCCCGAGGTCATCGGCGGAAAGAATCTGTGCAGCGGTCAACGCGGACATGGTGTGTTCCTTACGGGTTTGATGGGGCACCAACGGTGTCCATCACCCTAAACGAGAGGGCAAGCGTGACGACGCCGTTGGGTTCCAACTGCGTGCCGCGGTCTTGGTAGATGCAGTCGGAGTCGTGGAGCGTGAGCGGCGTCGCCGTGCCGACCGGGCATTTCACCGTGAGCCGCTTCCGCTTGCCGTATTCGGAGTCAGGCACCTCGCCGACACCGAAGGTCTGTACGCGAATCTGCCCGAGGTCGAGCGTCCAGATGGTCGTGCGGCCCCGCGGCGGACCGCGCTGCAAGTCGATCTCAACCGCTCGCACTTCCGTGAGCGTGGCAGTTCCCCACGTCACGGTGCAGCCCTGAATCGGAATTGCCACGACGACTCCTCGTCATGGTCAGGTCAGCGAACCGGTCCGAACGAGGCTCAGCACGGCCTGACCGCGAACAACGTCGTTCGTCGCCAGCGTGAGCTGAGCGCTTGCCACCGTGGCGAAGAACGCCGTGGCCGGAGTCGCGGCGGTCGCTCCGATCAGAGCCGTGCCGCCCACCGTGATGAGGACCGTGCCCGTCGCTCCGTCCAGCAGGATCGTGCGGCCGTAGTAGTCGAAGGTGATCTGCCGACCGGACGAGCCGTCCTCGGCCGGAATGACGAGCGGCCGGTTCATCCGCAGCGCCTGCTCGCCGGTCGTCTGGCCGAGATGCGCGATGTCGATCTGCGCGTCGGCCGCCGCGGCAGGGTTCGTGTTGCTGATGACGATGTTCGTCACCGTGTAGAGGGACGCGCCGAAGCGAAGCACCGTTCCCGTTCCGTCGTGCGGGGTCTGACTCACGATTCATTCTCCTTCCAGAATATGGAATACGTCTGCGTGACCGCGTATACGGGCGGGGCTTCGCCCCCCGCAAGCGTCACGATGCCGTCTGTTTCGCCGATCAGCGTGACGTTGCGGATGTCTACTGAAGTATTCCGATGGACGTACCACCCATCCAGACTGCCCCGGCAGGCGTCGGCCAGTTCGCGGACCGCCTCGTAGGTCGCGGCGTAGAGTTCCAGGGCCATCTGCACCGTAGCCATGCTGGACGGCCCTGAGAGCGTGGCGTCGGGCCGCTGCACCGACACCCGCCTCCACGTCGCAAACGGCAGCGGGGCCGCCTCAGGGGCCAGCAGCGGGTACACGCGGAAGCCCAGCAGCCGGGCGGTGGCGGGGCTGGCCGCGAGCGTGTCTGCCAGCACGGCCTCGGGAGTGCGGGGGACCGGCATGAGTCAATCTCCGAGGGCGCCGGCGAACGTCCGCAGGGCAGCGACGGCCTGCTCCATCGAGATGCGGAGTTCGCGGACAAGTATTTCAGCCACGGCGGGGCGGGTCTGGTCCCACGCGGTCTTGAGCGGCGGCACGCCGGCGCGGCCGCCGGGCGGCGACGCGTTGATCTTGATCGCCGTCTCGCCCTTTTTCCCCTTCTTGAAAAACGCTCGCGGGTACGCGGGGTCGGTCTGGACGCGGCCGCCACCACTTTCGCCGTCACCAGCCCTGACCACCTTGAAAGGGCCGAGCCGGTTGAATGACGACGCGATGACTGCCCCCTGCCCCTTGACTTGATGCTGCTGCACCTCGACCGTCGTGCCGTTTCGGTAGCGGCGGGTGTGGGACTTGCGGGTGAACGGCTTGTCAGCCAGTTTCCCCACGAACCGGTCCCGCGTTCCCTGCTCGACAAACCACTGGTGGAATGCCCGGTCCTTGCTGGCGCGAACCGAGCCGCCAGCCGCGCTCGTCGATTCCGCCGCACCGGCACGCCGGTAGCCGACAAGGCCGACCGCGACGCCATCGCGGTTGTACCGCACGACCTTGAGCGCGGCCGCTCGCTTCAGGTTGCCCGTGGGGCCGACCGGCGTGATCTCCTCAAGCCGCTGCAAGACGGGCCGCACGGCCTTGCGAATCGCAGCCGCCGTGGTCTCGGCGTTTTTTTGCGGAGTGAAAAGCGTCGTGAGCCCTTCCTGCAACTGCCGCAGTTCCGCGATGTTCGCCCGCAGGCTGATGCCAACGATGCTCATACCACGGCCTCCGCGCAGAGCAGTTCGTGTTCGCTCCGGTTGTTGTGTTCCAGAAGCGACGTGATTTCCAGCGTGCGGCCGCGCCACAGAATCCGCATCGTGGCCTTGAGCCCACCCACGTACCGCAGCCGCACGCGGTGCGTGACCTCGGTCTGCTGCTGCCCAGCCTGAAGCACTTCGCGGCCCGACAGGCCTTCGACGCTCGCCCACCGCTCCGCGAACGTGGACCACGACGACACGCTTTCGCCAAGCCGGTTCCGCGTCTCGGCGGCCTGCTGGATCGTCACCCGCTCGCGGAGCCGGCCGGGATCGATCACGTCTCCCCCCACATGAGCAGTCGGTAGGTCGCTGTGCCGGCAGTCGTGAATACGTAGAACAGCGTGCCGGCTGGCATCTTCGTCACCGCCACCTGCCCTCCGCTGGTGAACAGCGCCGGCCGGTTGCCGGCCGCCTGACAGTGGGCCTCGTTGTCGGACACGAACGCCAGCCGGGTCGCGGACAGCGATACCGTCGCCCCGGCCGCGTTGCGGTACGACGCCGTCGAGACGGCCGCGGTAGCGGTGCCGGCGGTGCCGCTGACCACGGCGACGACTCCCGCGTCGAACGCCATCGACGACTCCAGCGACAACACCTTGAGGGACGCCGTGCCGTCAGCGTCGTGGAACAAGGCATCGACCGTGATCCGTCCTTCGACGCTCATCCGTATGCTCCCCACTTTGCAGAATCGAGCAACGCCTTGACGCCGAAAGGAATCTCGTTGGCCTGCAAGTTGTCGGCCGCCATTCGCCGCTCGTACCACAGGCCGACGATCCACAGGATCGCGTTCTTGACCCGCTGCGAAGTTGCCGCGCCGTCGGCCCCGCGGCCGGCCCACCAGTCCACGGTGACGGCGTTGTAGTCGCTGAGGTGTTCCGGCCACGAACCGCCGTAGTTGAACCGCAGCACGCCCGGCGTCGAGTCGCGGTCCACTCGGTAGCGATTCTCGGCAAGCGTCGTGGTCGATCCGCTGGCGAGCGTGTAGGTGATCGTCACCACCGTAGTCGTGCCGGCCGTCGCCATCGGCGGGCGGGGCAGTTCGATTTCCGTAGGGAAAAAGTCCATCCGCATCCGCAGTTTGCGATGCACGAAACACTCGTTGGTGTACGTCTCTGCGTACTCGGTCGCGGCGTTGACCAACGCAGAGATGTAGGTGTCGTCGGTCGAAACGTCCACCCGCAGGTGAGCCTTGGCCTCCGCGAGCGTCACCGGTGCGGCGGCAGGCTCAACCGTCGTGTTCAGGCTGCGATATTGCACGGGGCGGGCGTCCTCGTCGCGGTGTCAGAGCCGCCTGCTCGGCGGCGGGTTCAGCGGTGGCCTGCTCCACGAACAGGGCACGCTGGCTTTCAACGACGGCCACGCCATCGGCAACGAGCCGGTCAGCCAGCGCCGGCGGCTCGATGTCAATCACGGTTCCGACGCTGTAGGTCGAGTAGTTTCTCGTCAGACGTATTCTCACGATTGGGGTACGCTCCATGCAGTTTTCGGCTTGCCGTTGGCCTGGTAGTCCGAGAGGTACTGGTACACAGGCTTCTGGAGTTGCTGCCCCGGCCAGACCGCCACGTACTCCCCGTGCCCGATGCACGTTCGCGGCGAGATGTAGAGCTTGTTGCCCGACTTCTTGAATTGCTTCCAGAACCAAATGTCCGCATCGGTACGCCCGTCGGAGAAGTCGCCGGCCTCGTTCGGCTGATCTTGGAACCACGGCTTGAGCGTTCGCCGTAGCGCCCGCGTTGAAATGACCGTGCAGCCGAAGTGGGCGCTGTCCACTTCCTGCACCGGCTGGGCGAACCACGACATGTCCAGTTCGGTCTGCCCGTTCGGCGGCGGGTTGTCGAGCGTGTTCAGGAGCGTGAACATGGGGCGGCCGTCCTCCCGCTTGACCTGAAGCGGGGCGATCGCGTCGCACTGAAACACCATCGCGGTCGCGATGAGTTCCTCGACAACTCGCTGATCCCAAAACGAGTCGTAGTCGGTGCAAAGAATGTACTCGGTCGTGTCCTTGAACTGGTCGAGCAGGCGAGCCAGCACCTGCCCCCACAGCGCCCCCTGCCCGAGCGTCGGGCGAATATGAAGCGGCATCAACGCCTGAATCCAGCCGAACACGTTCGCCAAGGGACCGAACCGCGGAGCCGAGAGCACGCACTCGACCCGCACCTCAACGTCCGTTCCGCCGACTTTGACCAGCATGAATGCCTCCAAAAAAACGCGATGGCGGGGCAGGTCTGATGCCTGCCCCGCCATCAGTGTCGGGAGGGTGTCAAGTTTTTCAGTTGGAAAACTTGAGGCGGGTGTTCTTCTCGTCGGCCGAGTCGGGGCCGTCGGCACCCTTCGACAGCCGGCCCACGATGACCGCGCGGGCGTTGGTGTCGTTGGGAGCGGTGGCGAACCGGATATACCGCGGCTTGCCACGCAGGTCGAAGTCGAACCGCATGATCGTCGGCGTCGAGGTCTGAGCCGCCGCGGTGTTCGCCACGCTGGTCACCGCCGTCACGGAGCCGTAGGTCGCCGTGTACGTGGCGAGCGCGGCGGTCGTGTCGGCCGCTTCCAGCGTGAAGATGGAGGCAACGGCCGAGGCGACGACGCAGGTGGAATACACCGCATCGACCGACAGGTAGCCGTAGCCCAGCGTGTCAACCGTCAGGGCCACGGTGCCGCCGGCAACCGAAGAACCGGTCGCGACGCCAGACGCAACGCTGCGGGTGTTTTCAACGTGATTCACTGGTCAGGGTCTCCTTGAGTCAGGGTCAGGCGGCGAACTTGAGGGCGACGAGCGGGCCGGCCTTGGAGTTGTCTCCCAGGTCGTTAATGACGATCGCGTTGCGGGTCGTGGCGAACGTCAGGGTCTGGTCCAGTTCGATGAACCGCTCGGTCGAGGTCTTGATGCTGATCGCTCGCCGCTCGCCGAACGTCGCGGCTTGCGACAGGTCGCCGAACATGCAGGCGATCGTGCTGCCCGTCCCGGTCAGGTTGCTCTGGAGCGGCTGCGCCAGCACCACCGGGAAGCCGAGGAACTGAAGCCCAGCACCGCCGGCCACGTCGGCCACGTTGTTGCCCGAGGCCGCAACCATGAGCCGCAGCATCGCGGAGCCGTAGCCGGCCGGGCTGATGTACCACTTGGCGTTCCGCCTCGCGAACACCGGCAGGCGAGCCACCGTGTTCGTGAAGTCGGTGAGGTTGAGGGACTCGAACGTGTTGCGGGTGGAGCCAGCCGAAACCACGCTGCGGGTGTGGGTGCCGTCGTCGATCCCCACCGACGCACCAACCACGCCGTGATACGAAGCCAGCGCCCCGGTGCCGATCCAGCCGGCGTTGTCGAAGGCTTCGGCGAACGCCTGAGCCACCTCGACGGCCATCGCGTCTGCGAGGTCGATGACGGAATCTTCCAGCAGCGAGTTCGGAATGCGGTTGTCGATGCCCCACATCTTCGCGACGAGCGAGATGTTGTCGAACGTCACGTCGCTGGTGTCGGGAGCGGCGTTCTCACCGATCGGCCGAGCCGCCAGCCCGCCCTTGCGGCGGGCGACGAGCATGGTGTCGGAGTTCATCGGAACGCGCTTGGCGTTCGCGGGGAACGACCCGAATTCCTCGACAAGTCGCACGATTTCCGTGCTCATCTCGTCGCTGGTCAGCACACCGCCGAGGGCGTTGATGCCGCCGGCCTGCGCCCGGCTTTCGACGTTGTGGTCGGCACACCACCGGCGGGCCTCGGCATCGCCGAGGACGTAGCCGCGAATGTGCTGGCCGGCACGGTAGGCGGCTTCCGCCGAGCGGAATGCCTTGAGCCTGCCGTGGTTCGGGACGGCGAACGGCTTGCTGCGATTCTCGGTCACGGCGGCGGTCTCCTGCTTGGTGGCGGTCTCGACCTTCGCGGCGGGAGCGGCACGCTCCAGAATCGCCCGCATCTCCTTCTCCTTCACGGCGAGCCGCTCGCAGAACGCGATCTGCTCCTTGATCTTGTCGGCACGGGACTCAAGGCTGCGGAGCGACGCTTCCTGCTCCTCGCTCATCGCGGGGGCATCGCCCTCGGCGGGAGCCTCGGTCATCGTCTCCATCTCGGCGACGACGGCGGCGAGTTCGTCCAGCAGCTTCTTGATCTTGTCCACGTTCGCGGCTCCTGTTGTTCGGACAGCGGCACCACTGGCCGCCTGCTGCCAAACTACGGATACACCACGCCACCCATCCAGATGCCGCACGGTGGTCTTTACTAGGTAGTAAGACTGCGGCGACGAATCGCATCGGCAGGCACGACGCTCTTGGCCGTCGCACCACACGCGGCGCACCGCAGGTAGCGGGTTTGGTATTCGCCGCGTGACTGACTCGACACGACGCCGAGCCGGGCCTTGCGGCACCGCTCGCACACGTCGCCGGATTTAGCGGCCATGCTGCCTCAGGTAGTCGCGGAACGAAGCGGCCCGGCTGGCGACGGCGATTCGCTTGGAACGGAACGCGTCAAACGACCGCTTGGCGACGGCCGTATCCGCGGCCGGGTAGGCAGGAAAAGTCACTGGGCCGACGTCGATCAGCGAGTCAATCCGCGTCACCGTGCGGATCGAGCGGCCTTCCTCCACGCTCCATGCCTCGCCGTCGGGGGCGATCTGAAACGAGAACGAACTGCCCCGCACGATGCCCGCTTCGATGTTGGCGGCGAGGTCGCGGCCGTACGTCGTGTTCGGCACAGGGAACTCGTACCGCAGGCCGACTTCGTCCACGTTCATCCGCAGCGTGCCGGGATAGCGGGCGAGGGGGAAATTCGCATCGTGGTTCCAGAGCGCTCGCGTCTCCAGCGGCTTCTTGCGGCCGCGCCGCTCGGACACGATGCCGAACGCGTCGGGGTGAATCCGCTCTTGGAAATCACCGAGGTCGAGGCTGGTGACTCCGAACTTGGCTGCGTAGCCGACAATCCACTGCGACTCGGCGGCGCCTTCTTCAGCCCGCGACTCGATGCGGAGCAGCGGCAGCGTGCCGTTCTCCTCTTCGTACAGGCTGCGACGTTCAACGGCCATGCTGCGGTTCTCCTCGTCTGCGGCGTTCATCTGTTCCACCAGTTTGCGACTCCAAGCCCAGCCGGGATCGCTGCCCCACAAGGCCCACGCGATCCGGCCGTTGCTCGGAAACCCGTCCTCACCGGGCGACCATCCCTTGCCCTGCTTGTCTACTTCGTGCCGGTCGAAGTACGCCTTCATTCGGCGTGCCGTCTCCGGACTGATGTTCACTCCGTTGCTCAGGTCGCGACCGCGGGCGACGCCGACTTCCGTGCCGCCGCGGCCGTACTCGCTTCGCCAATCGAGTCCCTTCTGTGCTTCGGCTCGCACGCCGGCCGGCGGCGTGAAGTCGATGTGGTCATACCGTGCCGCCATCGCTGCCCTTTCGCTTGCGTCGCGGCTTGGCGTACTTGCGGACGAACTGCGGCGAATCGTCCACCCACACGTCTACGTTGACGCCAGCCGCCTTGGCGGCGTCGTCCTTGAGCGCGTCGCCAACGAGCAGCACTTGGCTGAACGCTTCGGCGTACTCGCCCAGCGTGTCGGTCACGGTCTGCCGGTCGTCGGCCGTATCTGGCCGACGGCTGACCATGACCACCGTGTTCCCGTCCGATACCGCTTTGCGGGCGAAGTTGCCCCACAGTGCCGGGTCGGCCGCGAACGTCCGGTCGAAGTCGATACTGATCGTCATGGCTCGCGACTCGGGCTGCGAGCGTGCTGGCGGCGGAGCCGGCAGCGGCAGCGGTGCGGCTGGCTCGGGGACGCCCGCGAGGATCGCATCGACCTGCGATTGCGGGATGAACGGAAAGGCTGCCGCGACCGCTGCAGCGGCACCGCTCTTCGTGAAGATGCCTGTGCTGACAGCCTGCAGGATCGCGAGCAGCCCCGTGATTTGTGACCCGTTGAGCGACACGTCTGCCGCCTGCGGCTCGCCGGGGACCGCGTCGGTCGGCCCCGCCGCAGCGGTCGGCTCGGTAGCCGGCAACTCCACCGTCGCCGTCGGCTCGGGCATCGCGGCCGCCCGGCCAAGCGTCGTCATGTTGAGTTGCACGAACCGCGTGTCGCCGGCCTCCACCGGGTCGAGGTTCTCCCACCCGCGGATTTCGTTGATGCTCGCCACGCCGAGATTCCAGAGCGTCTGGTAGTACGACGCGCGGGCCGTGGCGTCGCCACGCAGCAGGCCGCGCACGTCGAACTCGGCGAACAGCGAATCGTCCGTGATGAGGTCGCGGGCGAACGCCGATTCAAACCGACGCAGCCAGCCGAGCAGCGTGTTCTGGAGGTAGTCGAGGCTCTGCTGCTCGATGTTGGAAAACGACGAGCGGGTCAAGTCGCCGACGAGATGCGGCGGGCACCCGTAGATGCGGCAGATTTCCTCGACGGAAAACCGCCGCGTCTCCAGAAACTGCGACTCTTGATTCGTGCCGCCGAACTCCACAGGCTTGAGGCCGTTGGTCAGTACCGCCGTCCGGTTGCTCCGGTCCGGTCCGCGATGCACCCGCTCCCAGTTTTCGCGGAGCGAGCGGGCCGCCTCGGCGTCCATCATGTTGTCGGTGGCGAGGACCACGCCGGGGCGTGCCCCGTTCGCGAAGAACGACGCCCCGTGAATCTCGCACGCTCGGGCAAGCCCGATAGCATCGCGGGCCAGTTCCACAGGAATCATGCCGTTGACGCCGTCATCGGACAGCCACCGCAGGTGCATGATCTGGTCTTGCGTGTAGACCGTCTCGGCTCCGCTTTCCTCGCGGTACTTGTACCGCAGCCGCCCGTTCTCGATCCGCTCGGGCTTCATGCGGCTTGGATGCAGAGCAATCAACTCCGACGCGAAGCCGGCGGCCCCGGCCCGCATCTCGACGTAGGCGTTGCCGTGCAGGCAGAGGTGCAGCATCAACTGCTCGCGCCACTCAAAACTCGTCTGCCAGCCGTTCGGCGTGGCGTGCAGCAGGCGGTAGAGCGGATGCTCGCGGGCGATCGTCTTGCCGCCGTCGGCCTGCCGCCGGTAGAGGTGCAGCGGCAAACCCGCGACCGAGGTCGCCAGCACGCGGACGCACGCCAGCACGACGGTCGAACGCATCGCCGTCTCGGAGTCGATCCGCACGCCGGCAGGGTTGCGGTTGCTGCCACCGAACGATCCGCCCTCGTAATCCCAGTGCCGCGACTCCGCGTCACCAGACGGGAGCCAGAGGATTCGCGGGTGTGCGTCTGCGATCATGGGTCAGATGATGAAGATTTCGGGGGCTTGTTCTTGAGGCTTCTTCGCGGCGTGGATGCCGACTGCCATCGTCAAAGCCACGATGCCGTCGATCCGTTCGCTTTTCCCGTATTCCGGCTTGATCGGTTTGATGTTCCCTGCGGCGTCCATCTTCACGCTGACGTTGCCGGCCATCCATCCGAGGATTTTGTTACCACCGTGCCGGAGCTTCCCCGATGCGATGAGGTTTTCCAGTTGCTTTGCGGCCGGGCTCATGCTGGCGTAGCCCTGTCCAAAACCTACAACGTCGAGCCCGTCCCCTTGCAGTTGCAAGGACAACTGCGTAGCCGACCATCTATCGATGGCCAGCTGCCGCACGTTGTATTGCTTGGAAAACTGAACAATGTCCCGGCGGATCACGTCGAAGTCCGTCACGTTTCCGCCCGTCATGGTCAGGCCGGTGGACGCGTCTTTCGCCCACGACACGTACGGCACGCGGTCCTTTCGCTCCCGCTCCTGTGCGTTGTCCCCTGGAATCCAGAAACGGCACAGAACGTCGTAGGTGCCGTCGGGGGCGGGGAACACCGCGACGAACGCCGAGGTGTCGTAGGTGGTCGCAAGGTCGAGGCCGCACCAGCACTCCCGCCGGTCGAGCGGGCCGGGCGGCTCCGAGGCGCAAGCGTCCCACGCCTCCATGCGAATCCAGCGCGTGTCCTGCTGCGTCCACTGGTTGAGTCGGTAGCGGCGGAACGAGTTTTCTTTCGTGTTGGAAAGTTGGGCCTCGCGGCAGTCGGCGGCGAAGTCCTCCGGTTTGATCGTCACGCCCCACGACGGGTTCGCCTTCGGCCACGTATCCTCGGCTGTCCATTCGTCCGATTCCTCGGCCTCGTAGATGCAAGGAAAGAACGTCGGGTCGTGCGTCCAATCCCGCAGCACGGCCTTGGCGTAGGTGTACTGCTCCCAGCAGATAGAGTTGCGGTCGTGGCCGGCCGTCGTCACCGACACAAGGAGCGGCTGCTCTCGCGCCGCGCCTCCGTAGCGGAGCGAGTCGAAAAGCCTTCGGTCACGCTGGCTGTGCAGCTCGTCAAACAGCAGCCCGTGAATGTTCAACCCTTCCGCCCTGAAAGCATCCGCCGAAAGTACGCGGTAGAACGACGCCTCTTTGCGGTAGGCGATCGTGCGGCGGGAGTCGATGACTTCCAGCACGCGGGAGAGTTGCGGCGACGCCCGCACCATCGACGCCATTTCTCTGTAGACCAACGAGGCTTGCTCACGGTCCGCAGCCGCCCCGTACACCTCGGCCCCGTTCTCTCCATCCATCACAAGCAGATACAGACCGATGCCCGCGAGGAGCGTTGACTTCCCCTGCTTCTTCCCCGTGGAGATGTAGGCCACGCGATAGCGACGGGTGTCGTCGGCGAGTCGCTTCCAGCCGAACAACTCGCCGATCATCACCGTCTGCCACTCAAGCAGGGCAAACGGCTGGCCCGCGTGCTTCCCTTTGCTGTGCCGCAGCCAGCCTTCAAAAAAGTTGACGGCGTGCTGCGCGGCTTCAGGGTCGAAGTAGTAGTCAAGCCCCAGGCGTGCGGCGTCGCTTCGCAGCGTAGGCGGCAACCGGGTCTGCTTCTTCACTGCCATGCGTGCTCACCTGTGACCGGCTGCTTGGCGTCATGCCGAAGTCTTGCTGCATCCTTCGCAAGTCGCCACGCAGCGACCGTTCATCGACCGACCATGAAAACGGCTGCGTCCATTTGATTCGCAGCCGTCCGTCCGTGCGGTTCGGGTCTGGCTCCATCGTGATGTTGTCGCGGCCCAACTGCTTGCACTTGTCGCGGGCCTCCAGCCATTTAGACCACGTGTGGCAATAGAGTGCCCACGCATCAACGTCGGCCTCCGTGAACACTCGCATCCGCCGCAGCATCGGCACGGTGTCGTTCCACTTCTTCACCGCGACCGGGTCTTCGGCAATCCACCCGGGAGGGTCGAGGTTGTCGAGCAGGTCGGGCGTCGGCTCGTTCGTCGGCAGCGCCGCCTTCGACGGGTTGCCGCGAATGTATTTCAGGATCGACGGTTCGGGGGCGGGGCCACGTTTGCCCATGTCATGCTCCTATCGCTTCGCAGGTTTGTGCTGCTATTTTCTTGTGACAGTGATTTAGCAGCAACTGCTGGGCGGCTTTTTTGTCGAACCTGCACGGTTTCGCAAGCTCCTCGACCAAGCTATCGGAGCAGCGAACGGTACGGCTTAGTTGCGAAAGCAGGCCGCTCGGTTCCCATGCTTCGTGCAAAATCAGGGAACATCCTGCGTCCACTGCCTCAAGGAACGTGTACTGCGTTCCCCTGCCGTCTTTTTTGATGACAGAAAGATCGACCATTTTTTTGTACCCGCAAGCGATTTTCTGACACGCCCAGAGGCTGTTCGCGCTCGGGGAGGAGACATAGTTCTTCTCCCAGCCTGGGTGCTTCGCGTCGAGCGTGAAGTAGGAGTAGATGCGGTTGATCGCGCCGTAAAGTTGAACAGGCTCTTTTAGCCGTTCGTTCGCGGATGCGATGATGGATGTGTTTTTGTCGTGGTCGATTCTTGATATCGCGCACGCCAGTTTTTCTTTGGTTCCTTGCTGCCCACGGGGCGCGTAAGGATGAAGGGTGAACTTCGCATGAGGGAGGTGCGAAAGCATCGACTCACGGATCACAACCACCTTCGCCGCCGGGAGTGCCGATGCAAAAGGCTCTTTCAGTTCCGTTGGATCGTGCACGCAAACGGATGCACCCGAAAGCATCAAACTGCACGCGGCGTCGTAGTATCCCTTTCCAACTGCGGTGATGAAACACGGGTTGCTTCGCGCCATTGAAACTGCATCGCTTAGCGTGATGTTTGTGTATTCGATCCCCCTGCCGTACGGCCGCATTCTGCCGTCTGTTTTGCTACCTATCTTGAACAGCACTGGCCGCTTGCCTGTTTCTGCGAGGCCTCTGTAGAGATGCGACGTGTAGGTAGGCCAACCGCCGTACCTCGGCTCTGCGAGATAGAAAAGACATATAGCCATTATGCGAGCGGCTCCCCTCTTTTTCTGTTCTTCGCCCACTCGACTTCCGCTTTGGCTTCTTTGCAGTGGATCATGTTCTCGCGGTAGTAGAAGACGAGTGTGATGCGCTCGTAGCCGAGCCGCATCCGCGTGAATGACGTGTTGCTGTGCCACTCATGCACGTCCGCAAGGCACAGGCACCCGTGGTCGAAGTTGACCGCGACGCGGTACGCCGGGAACACCAGATACGCCCCGTCGTACTTGTCGTTCCGCAGGCACGACATGACGCCGAACCCGGCGGCAAGGTCGCCGGCGTCCTTGTGAGTCGCGGTCTGGAAGTTCTTATTGACGGTGACCGTGGTGAAGGTGCTTTGCGGGATGACCCAATCCGACGCGGTGCGACTCGCGCAGTTGCGCTGTGCAGCCCAGCGATCCGGCGTGAACTCGCGGAACCCTTGATCAGCGCGTTCGATGTACGGAAGGAAACGCTTCCACGTAGCGGCCTGCGAAATCAAGAACGATGTTTGACGGCAAAACGGAAACCTCGCACTGCGGTCGAAGTATCCAATGATTCCGCTTTCAACCTCGCCGCCGCGAGTGGTGTTGCTGATCGTGCCGTCTTGCTTGATCGTTCGGAAGTTCGTTTTTGAGTGCGCCTCGATTGGCCGATGCGTTCCGAGCGAGACTTGCTTGATGTCACCAGCCGCCATGCCGCGATTGTTCGTTTTCGTTGCCGCCTTGCGGCACGCTGGCAGAACCGACCGGCACAAATCCTCGCCGAACCATCGCGGGCGGTACTTGACCAGCGGCGTGCCGTCTGGCTTGAAAACGTCGCACGGTTCGTCGCCGCCTAGCAGGTGATCGTAGTGCGACTCGTCGAGTTTGGTTCCCGCGAGGTGGTCGGCCGGGAACTTCTCCTTACAGTGATGCACTTGCACGACGCACCGCCTCCAGAATCGTGTCGGTTATGTTGTGCGTGCCGTATGCTTCGGCGAGCGCAGCGCAGGCGTCTTGAAACTCTCCGATGTTCGACTCGTCGAGAAACAACTGCACCATGCGGACGCCGCTCGGGGGAGGCTCGCCAGCGGCATCTTCATCCGGCTGGTCGTCGCCGTCGTTGCCGAGCGACGTGCTGAGTTCTTGATACAGCCCCGCCGCGCTCGCCGTCGCCGACAGCATCTGCTGCAACGCCTCGCTCCCGGTATCGACGGTGCGAAGCAGTTCGTCCAACTTCGCCGCGTCGGAATCCGCCATCGCCGCCAGCGGATCGAGCGTCGCGAGAATCTTGTCGGCCTCGGCCTCGTTCACGTCGAGGACCAGCACCGGCACGTCGCCGTCGCCAAGCGTCTCGGCACGCAGGTGGCCGTCGATCAGCATGAGGGATCCGTCTGGCAACTCGCGGGCGAGGCAGGCGTCGGCAAGGCCGACTTCGGCCAGCACGCCCCGGAGGGCATCCTGCTGGGCCTTCGGATGGGTTCGCCAGTTCTTCGGATTGGGCCGGAGGTCGCTGGCAGGGACCATGCGGAGCGATTTGACGCGGTTTCGGATGTTCATCGGGGTTTCACGGGGGGTGGCGGCATCGGGCCTAGGATCGCGTTATAGGGGCCGTGGCAAGCGTTCGACCGGGGGGGCCGAAAACCCCCGGCCGCACGGGGGGGAGGAAACAATTGGTTTTCGTCAAAGCCGGCCCGAAGGCGCGCCCCACCCCCCCCCGCCGGGGGCTACGCGGCCGCGCGGCGTCGGCCCAACTCCCCCTTATTACGTGGGGTCATTCCATCGCGGTCATTCCTGAGAAATCGCATACTGATCGGTTTTCGTCTTGCGACTGTGGCAGGAGTGGCACAAGCACTGCCCGCCGTCCACGTCGTACCGCGAGCGGCCGTCGCGGCATACGCTGGTGCCATGCACCACGGGGCTGACGTGGTCCGCGTGTGCCTCACGCTTGTCGGCACAGACGCGGCCGCACCGCCTGCACTGCCACGCGTCGCGGGTCAGCACCGCAAGCCGCCACGCTTGGTGCCGCCGGTCGGTGTATCCACGCTGGTAGGCGTTGGGCCTGTCCTCGGGCTGGCGGAATGCCCGCAGCATCGACGTGGCACGGAACGTGGGGATACGCGTCGGCATCTCACGACTTCAAGGAGACCACGCCAGCCGTGCCGGTCGAGTTCGTGGTAGCCGACGCGATCTTGAGCCACGGCACGGCGAACACCTCATCGGGCAAAGCGTACACGCGGCCGTCGGCCGTGCTGGGAGCCAGCGTGATGTCGGCCGCCGAGCCGTCAGCCTTGTAGACCCGGCGGAACGGACCGGCTTCGTCCGTGGCTCCCCACATTTGGAGCGAGGTGGCCGCGGTCAGCATGGTGCCGAACGACACGACGCCGCCTGCCATGTCGCCAAGGTTCAGCGTGGCGCACGACGCCGTGGCAGTAGCCAGCGTGATCGGCGAGAACCTGACCCGGCGAACGATGCGCATCTCAGACATAGCGTTTCTCCTGTGTCACCGCACCCTACCAGACCGGCCGCCTGTGCTTGCAGACCCCGACATGGCTATGGCCCGATGCGTGGCCTTTCGCTTCAGCCTACCCTTCGCCAGCGACTCCGCCGGAGGTTGCTCACCGCACACGGACCGGCCAACCAGGCACGACGTTGAAATCCGACGGTTCTGGCAACGGCTCGGGCGTTTGCGGCAGTAGCGCGAGAGCGTCAGCCCACGGGACGATCGTGACGCCAGCGGCGATGACCGCTCGATCGCTGTTCCTCCACATGCGGGCCAATAGCCGCCTGGAGTCCACTTGCTCGCTCACCTCGCTCAGGATGTCAGCGGACAGCATGTAGCGGCCGTCGGTTAGGACCACGGGCGTCGGGACGAGATTCGTCGTGCCGAATTGCTCCCATCGCTGGCGTAGCACGGTCGCAAGCGGCGCACCGAACGTCAGTGCGTACTGACGCTGGGTGTCGATGCCTGCCGTGAGCAGTTGGGTAAGGGTCATACGTTTCGCCCGAGTGCCGTCTGGAACGCCTGCATGGCCGCGTCGTATAGCGCAATCTGCGCCACAGACAGCCCCGCCCCTATGGAGTACGCGGCCAGTGTCTGATTTGAAAACAGGGCGGGCGTGTACGCATTTATGTCCGTGGCTTGGTCGTTTCTCGCGAACACGGCGAACGGAATCGAAGTGCCGGTAACAGTTCCGCTGACAGTGTTCTCTGCGGACAGCACAGTTCTGCGAAACGCAACAATCGCAGTGCTTGCTGTACGGGTAACTCCGATGAACGAATCGTGCGGTGTCGGTATTGCAAAACTGCCGCCGGAGCCACCTAGAACATTGCCGCCAGCGCCTAACTCCCAGTTGTTCACGAGCGTGCTTGACCGAGCGCTCAACAGCGCGCCGCTGTTGACTGAGGTCCGCTTGTAGACGGCGAGGTGTGACTGCACGTTTCCGCCGGTAATCCACGCGGATGACGAAACTCCTGTCTGGAGGTACTTGGTGCTGCCGTTGCCCGTCAGGCCAGTAGCCAGGGTGTAGTCGCCGCTGACGAAGTTGACGTTGGTGTCCGCGGTGTTGCCGTACTGCGTTCCAGTGCGGCTCGGGCCTCGATAGAGCGGAACGAGGACAGCCGACAAGCCGTCGCCGCAGAAGAGGTTCAGCCGATAGAACCGATCCCGCAGCCCTGCCGAGTCGATGGCACGACAGAACGTCGTAACGGCCGCCAGAGTCGAAGCCGACACGGTGCCACCATTGGCGATGACGGCAGATCGCCACGCCAATGCCTCGGGGTGGCCGCTAGTCTTTGGCCGCAGCAACTTACCGCTCATGCCCATGGCGTCAGTTCCTCGTCGGGTCAGGCTTGTTGTCGTTCGCCAACCGCGGCTGGAGTGCGTAGAGCAACTTCGTCTGCTCGCTGATAGTCTGGCTGATTTCCTGTTGCGTCTCGCTGAGTTGCCGGACAAACGACCGATGCTCCTCCACCAGAGGCAGTAGCACGTCGTTCCGGAGCACCCAGCCGGCAGCCAGGGCGACCAAAGTGGGAAATCCCCACCGCTCGATGATGCTGAAGAGCGTTTCCTTGGTCGCGTCCGTCATGGTGTCTCCTGCATCGCTTGCATCGCTGCCCGGTTCTCGCGGCTGTCGAGCCACCAGCGGATGAGGATCTTCACGATCTCGCTGATCAACGCCGACAGGACGAGCGTCAGGATGATCCCCATGCCGTACTGCTGCCGCCGCCTCTTGAGCGACTTGGCGAGGAACGAGCCGACGACCTCGGCTTCGCCAGCGTCGCACTGCCGCAGGACCGGAGCGGGCCAGCGGCGCACGGCGTCGTCAACGACGCGGGCGACGGTATCACGGCCCGCAATACGCA